GCCACTGACCCGGATGCGGAACTCGAAAGCCTTAAATTTACGATACCTTCATGGTCAAAGACCATATCAAGGACCATGGAACTTACAGATTTTCCTTCCACCTCAGTTAATGCAAGGCGTGAAGTGAAGATGCAGCTGTTAAACCTAACAAGAAAAATAACCAGACTGCTTTCGCAGCTTGAGGAGGATGATCCAGATGACAGAAGAACAGACAGCCGGACAAACGCCACAGGCCATTGACCTGATGCAGTTCGTCCCAAAAGTACACTTTGAACAGATCCCTATCAGGAATCTCGTATCCAACCAGGAATACCAGCGCAACCTCTCACAGCACCATGTCCAGCGTGCTGCCGCCAACTTTGACCTGTACCAGATAAATCCCGTAAAGGTCAGCCGGAGGAACGGCATCAACTATGTATTCAACGGGCAGCACACCATTGAGATCGTTGCCCTCGTTTCAGGATCCAGGGAGACACCCGTGTGGTGCATGGTATACGATGACCTCGGATATGAACATGAAGCGGATATCTTTGCAAACCAGATGAAATATGTAAAGCCCCTGCTGCCTTATGAGATATTCATGGCAAACATAGAGGCCGGCAATGACAAACAGCTCATCATCCGTGACCTGGTGGAATCCTATGACCTTACCATCGCATCCACCACGACACCGGGCGGTATCTGCGCTGTCGCAACCCTGGAAAACATCCACGACAAATACGGCTACCATATGCTCGACCATGTCATCCGTCTCATTGCAGCCACATGGGAAGGGGCATCCCAGTCCTTCAGTGCAAACATGATGAACGGACTGGCACGTTTCCTGAACGCTTACGGTGATGCCATAAAAGATGATGTATTTAAGGAAAAGCTCGGAAGGATATCCATCAAGGAACTCGCCCGCACTGCAAAGGACAGGCGTTCCGGCTCACTCGGATTTGCGGAAGCCATACTGATATACTACAACAAAAAAAGCCGGAATCCGCTTACCTGGGATAAACTTTATACCCATAAACTTCCGCATAAAAAGGCCATAGAAGAAGAACCGTCCGACATTCCTGAACCCGGGGATGCGGGCGGTGAAAGCAGCCAGATGGAGCTGTTTGGACTTCATGACAGCGAGGTTTCCGGGTGATCTACACGGAAACCTTTACCCTGCTGCCTTCCAGAAAGAAGAACTCATATTTTTTTGCGCCAAGCACCGTCACTTCACAGAGGACTAGCTGTGCAATCTCCGGAACGAATCTGGTAAGCGGTTCATTTCCCACGGCTTCCATCATCTGCCCCGCCCTGATCTTTTCAAGCGGTGTCCCGTCCGACTTCATCTGCTGCCATCTTTCCATATGCTTATCCCTGTCCGTGACCAGTCTGTTGAATGCTTTTACAAATCCCTTTTCCAGGTCTGCATTATCCACATAGGCATTCGTGCATGCCACTTTCCCGTCTTTCCTGTGGTTCTTGCACTGCCACTGTACGATTCCCCTCGATCTCCATGAATGTCTTGTAAACAGGCTTTTGCATTCCCCGCAGAACACCTTCTCACAGAACGGCATGCAGTCCGCACCATAACTGTATCGATCCGTGCCATGCGTTTGCATAAACTTTTCCCTGCGGTCGAATTCTTCCTGTACCGCATTCCATGTCTGCTTATCTATGATTCCCTTATGGCTGTCCTTTACATAGACCTGTGCGATCTCACCGTTGTTTCTGACCTGTCTCTTGGTAAGGAAGTCTGCAGTATAGGTCTTCTGCAGAAGTGCATCACCCATGTGTTTTTCCTGTTTTAAGATTCCTGTGACCGTGCTTGGATACCATTTTGTCTGTCCAAGACACCCTGGGACTTTCTCTTCCGCCAGTTCCTTTGCAATCTGCGCCGGATTGATTCCTATAAGGAAATCCCTGTATATCCTTCTCACCGTCTTTGCCTGTTCCTTATTAATGACAAGCTTTCCGTTTTCATCCTTATCGTATCCGAGGAACTTGAATGTGTTGAGATGCATCTCACCATTCTTGAATTTCGTGCGGATGCCCCATTTACAGTTTTCTGAAATGTTTCTTGATTCATCCTGTGCAAGGGAACTTAAGATGGTGAACAGAAGCTCTCCCGTGGAATCCAGTGTATTGATGTTTTCCTTCTCAAATATGATGCCGATCCCTAAATTCTTTAATTTTCTGGAATATGCCAGGCAGTCCTGCGTGTTCCTTGCAAAACGGCTGATGGATTTTGTTATGACAAGGTCTATCTTACCTCCCTCGCAGTCTGCGATCATCTTTTTGAACTGTTCCCTTTTCTTTGTATTTGTACCCGAGATCCCCTCATCTGCATAAATGCCGGCCATTTCATAATTCTCATGCTCATTGATATATTTTGTATAATACTCGACCTGTGTCTCAAAACTATGGAGCTGGTCTTCCTGGTCTGTTGACACACGGCAGTAGGCTGCCACCCTTATCTTCTTTTCCTGTACCGCCTTATGCCCTGTCCGTACCTTCTGACTTCTTGCTGGTATAACTGTAACGCTTCTTGCCATTCTTATCATCCTTTCTCTGAATATAAATATCTTTTTTGATCTCTCCCCATCCCTTTATGATGGTGTCCGGAACCCTGGTCCCATCACAGGCATCTTTTCCTTTCCGTTTTCTTCTGCTGCATACCCACGTGACTTTATGACTCTGGGGATTTACATATCTTACAAGTCTGCTTCCACATAACGCACAGAAGATTTTCTCTCTGTAAGGATACTCTGCTTCAGTATTTTCTGGAATTGCTGGCGGCTGCTTCTTTTTATGCCTTCTTTTCCATGATTGTTCTTTTAAATAGGTAAATTCCTTCACTCCCTTATCCAATGCTTTCTCAGCAATATAAGTGTTTTCTTTAAAATGCCACGCACTCCGGAGCACACCATCCGGGATATTAATGCCATCACAGAAGATCTTTCCGTATCTTTTTGTCCCACTGCATCCCCAGTTAAGTCTGTTGCCTTTGCTGTAGATCCGCTTGTAAAGGGGATATCCGCATTTAGCACAATAGATCTTGTTCATGTAAGGATAATTTTCTTCCGTGAACTCCTCAATCACTGAGCCTTCCGCAAGATAATCCCTTTTTACAGCCAATGCATCCTGTGCTTTCTGCCAGAGTTCAGGGGAAACAATAGCTTCATGGTCATCTTCGATGTACCAGGCATCCACTTCTCCCCTGTTCCTGACCAGTTTTCTCTCTTCATTCACGAAATGCTTATGCATGATGTAATCGCCTTTGTAAATCTCATTTTCAAGAAGCCGGAACACGGTGCTGTCTACCCACTGTACACCGCCTACCGTTTTTACTCCGTTTTCATTCAAGTATCGTTTGATCGATGCAGGAGTATATCCGTCTGCTGCCATCTCATAGATTTTTCTTACCCATACGGCTTCTGCCTCGTCAGCAACAAATACTCCTCTCTCGTCTTTTGTATAACCGAAAGACCGCTCAAGGTACTGTACGGGAATTCCTGCCTCATACTTTCTCTGATACACCATCTTTGCACCAACACTTCCGCTTTCACTTTCTGCCTGTGCGAATGCTGCAAGGATCGTAAGCATCAGTTCGCCTTCCCCTGACAGGGTATTGATATTCTGAAGTTCAAAAAAAACACCTACATTCAGTTCTTTCAGCTTTCGTGTAGCTTCCAGAACGATTGAGGTGTTTCTTGCAAAACGTGATACTGATTTTGTTAATATAAGGTCTATCTTACCTTTTTCTGCATCGGCAAGCATCTTCTGCAGACCGGGTCTCTTTTCTTTAAATCCCGATATGGCAAAGTCACTGTAAACTCCGGCATATTCATAATCTGGATTGGCTTTTATGACCGTCTCATAATGCCTGATCTGATTTTCCAGTGAATTTTCCTGTTCATCCGCATCTGTCGATACACGGCAGTATGCACAGACTTTCAATTTTCTTTTCTGCTCCCTGCTGCCTTCCCTGATCTGAATTTCCACAAGCCTTACCTCCTTCCGTTTTGGTAGTCTATATATCACTCTGAAAGCCAATAATAGCAAGTGTTTTCTTAGATTACCTTTCACCTTTCTTTTCTTGGCATAAAGCGAAAAAAATACGGCTGACAGCCATTGCTGACCATCAGCCATATTCCTATGCCTTCACGATATAATCCGAAGAAACAAATCCATAATATTTTCCTGCAATGCGGATATAATACCATGCCTTTCCATTGGCTGCTTTTACGGTATCGCAGACATCCACCAGATTTCCTTTGTACAGGTATGGATAAGATTTGATTCTGCCATATTCCTTTCCTGCCCATTTGCGGACATTTAAGGATGAAGCCGTAACTTTTCCTACCCATTTCGGGGTTTTATTGATACCGCCAGAACTGCTGCTCCCACCTGTATTTCCAGAAGAAGCATTCTGTGAAGATCCGCTGCTGTATTTCGGGATTCCATATCCACGGATATATTTTCCATTTACCTGCAGGTTTCTGCGTCCTACTGCATTTCCTTTATTTCCTTCGATCACCGTAATGGTACTGCCGGATACCTTTTCTACAATTCCGACATGTTCCGGCCATCCAGTGTTATCCCCTTTGCCGGAATCATCCCAGTCATAAAAAATAATATCTCCTGCCCTCGGAACTCTTGCGTCATTTTCATCCCATTCACCCAGCTTCTGGAACAGGGCAATCATCTGCCCGCATCCACACTCTGTCGGAATAATATCTGTCATGCCTGTCTTAATGGCACATGCTGATACAAACGTGGCACACCACGCATCGGTATATTTTACCGAATAATTTCTTGCCAGTGGTCTGTGTGCATTATAAGTATCAATGATCTTTTTATGGGATCCGTCTGCCTCACGGCATCCGACCCATGTCTTTGCCTGTGTAATCAATGTTGCTGCTGTTTTTGCCATAGTCTCTCGCTCCTTTGCATTGTCATATTTTCTCAGTTCATACTGCTCGACCAGATCCATACAGTTTTTCACATAATCGGAGCTGGTCGCATAACCATCTTCCCGGATCGTTTCCAGGTACTTCCGTGGATCCGTAATACCCTTCAAGTTCTGGTATCTGGAAAGCTGGATAAATTCGAAATATCCTTTCACTCCTTCTTCCATCGAAGAATAGGTACGGAAGTTGTCACGGATTGACGTCAGTGTTCCGGGTGTGTATTCTTCTTTAGTTGAAAGATTGACTGAACCACCATTCCACTTTGTTCCGCATTTCAATCCAAAATAGTTATGATATTTCGCAGCCAGGGTGCTTTTCCCCCAGCCGGATTCCAAAATTGCCTGTGCAATAACAGAAGAATGGACAAGAATGCCATATGCTGAAGCATACTTGTCCACATATCCTGCAACCGCTGTGATAAATTCTTTCTTGTTCATAGCGGTTATTCTCCTTTCTCTGAACGGTCATGGAGCTGTTCCAAAACCTCCTTGATCTTTTCCGGCACAGGAAGTCCCAGATGCGATGCATTTTCCAACAGGCTCACGCCTTCATTGGAAAGATAGAAAAAGATCACCGCTGTCCGTAACACACTGCCCGTACCGATCACCTGCACATCCAGGATGTTGGCAATTCCGACAAGCAGAAAGATCAAGACCTTTCTGCAGATTCCACGGAAACCTACTGCACTGGATAACTTCCTATCGCTGACCGCACACATCACTCCCGTGAGATAATCGATCACAACGAATGCAAGCAGTGCATAGATCAGGCCATCACATCCGCCAAGGAAATATCCAAGCCATCCTCCTACTGCTGTAAAAACAAACTGTACCGTGTTCCAAAATTCCTTCATAATGAGTTCCTCCTTTGATTTTTGGGTATAAAAAAAGCACCTCCGAAGAGATACCAGTTACTAAAATTATGCAATACGCTTCCACATATAGCAGGTGATATAAGGCGGGAGGTTCTGACCGTTTCCTGTTCCGGTTGAACTAAGTGTACCTTTTGCCGTAAAAGTATGGCTGTGGGTTTCTGAATCTGTCTCCTCTATCAGTTCACTCTGCGGACTATAAGTACCAAAAGGAGCATTATAAGATTCTCCTTCGTAATCATAACCCGGTTCTGAAGGAACAGGATATGGAAGAGTATGGGAATGTGACCCACCTGTCACCGTGACCGCTGTTCCGGTAAAAGTATGGGTATGACTCTGCAGATACTTACTTCCACCTGTTTTTTCCACTGTAGAGAATTCTGAATCCGATGTGTTTACGCCAATCGGAACACGTCCGCTTCCCCATGACTGCCATGTGCCGCCAAACAAGGATGCCGGACTGGTATTATTCACGGACATATAAATGCTGCCCACAGGATAAATCGCAGAAAATGTAATTTTCCCCTCTGCCACATTCTTCAGTTCATCCAGCATATCAGTTACCTGAGAGCACAGATCATCATATATCTCCAGTCTTTCTGCTTCATTTGTTAAACGTTCCTCTTCAGCGGCTTCCCTGTCGTTCTCGTTTGATACCCTGATTTTTTCAGCACTATTTCTATTAGCTTCCGCTGTCACACGGCTTTTCTCAGCAGATACATACCCTTCCACCTGTGTATTGATTGCATTGATGGAATCATAAATACTCTGCCTGACATCTTTTCCATATACCGCAGACAGGATCTTATTCAGATACGTTGTGACATTTGCCATCTTTTTCTCCCTCCTTCAGCTGCCTGTACTCCATACACTTCATTTCCCGTACTTCTGACAGCACGCCTGTCAGGATCACATCAAGAAGACTTGCCGGAAGCCCGTATTTCTGTTGCAGTGCAACCACTGATTTTGTCATGTCCTCCCTTGCATGATCCAGAATCATGCCAAGAGGCATGGGATTCTGTTCTGTTTTATTCTTTTCCTGCTTTTCCACTAAATGCACCTCCCTCAAACAATGCTGTCATTTTTGTCATAGCTGATTCCATAGCAGTAACCTTACCTAAAACTTCTTCCAGCTTCATTTCAAGCGGTGAGCCAGACATCAGTTCCACTGTTTTTTCTGCCATTTCTGTTTTTCCTTCCTTTGGCTTTTCCCCACGGGGAAGTTCCAGTTCGATTTCTTTTTCCACTTTATACCTCCTTAATTCCAGTATCCGACTATGATGCCGTTTTTTACCTGAAGCTTACTGTAAGTCCAGCTGATTGCCCCATTTCCTTTATCCGTAATTTTCATGATGATTGGGATCGTTCCAGTAAATGCACTGTATCCGCCAGAAGAAACACCCGAAAGTTTAATGTTGTAGAGCGTATTCCACTCCCCATAAAAATCACAGCCCAGATGCAGCCCCTGTTCCGTGTAGATACTGTTTCCCTGTGAAAAACACAGCATCGTGGTATAGGATGAAGCTCCGCTTGTTTTCTGATAACACCATGCCATATACTTTCCGGTATATTCCAGATCAAACACCAGCCCTTTGTGTGCTGCATTGCTTGACCACTTGTTAGTTCCAATCTTACCTACATAAGTGCCGTCCCTGTAAAAATGCTCCCCATTATAATTGAACTTTGACACCAGCTGATCAGAAGTATTAAATACCTGCAGTTCCCCGTTCTTTAGCTGGATATAATCCGTGATTCCATTCCACGCAGTCTGTAGTTCTCCTGCAATAAAGGAATCTGCATAAATGCTTCTGGCAGCAATATATTTCCCTACGATCTTTCCATCCATCGTAATGGCTGTTCCGAATGTTCCATTATATCCCGTACTGGAATATCCCAGACCATTTAAATTCCATCGCCACACCTTTTTTGCGGTATCCTTATCTGCAGTATCCATGATCAGGATCTCTTCCGGTCTTGTCACCACATGTCCCGTGGTTGCTGCCGTGATCAGGGCTGTTGCATTTTCTATCGCCATCCGCAGGGTGTCAGACTGTGGCGGCAGTGACTGGATCTTCTGTACAAGCGAGTCGTTCTGATTTGTTGTACGTTCTGAAATTCCTGCCTTTACACTTGTTCCAAGCGTTACCGTATTATTCTGTGGATTCTGCAGGTCAATGGTAAGTGCAGTAACCGGAAAATACCGGTCCATTCCGTGTGGTTTTGACACGACCCGGATGGAATCCCCCAGTTTGATCCGTTCGATATCCACATCCACCATGTTCAGGTCCACGGCATTGCAGGTCAAAGACAGATTTTCAAACTGAATATCCGCCAGATATTTCTCTGCTTTCTTCTTCAAATTGACCGGCTCTCCGACATCCTCAAAACTTACAGTCCTTGTCACCACGCCATACTCTTTTATGGCATCCGTGGATTCAATATACGGAACATCCTTATTCACACTCCTGATCGTGGTATATTCTTCCAGCCCTTCGATTGAACTTTCCTCCAATCGTTTACCAAGCGGGATCACTCTGGTTGCTATTTCAGATGCATCCGCATTTTCTGTATAATCAAGAAGGTTACTGCCAAACTCAATGACCTGTGTATTGGTATTATCATAATCTGCGATATAATCCAGGTAACGGGTCGTGCCGGAATGCCGGATCCGTAAATGCCCTCCAAGTCTGTCTACTAGCTTATCCTGAATATCATCCAGCGTGTTTTCCCAATTTGTATAGCGGTAGATGCTGTCATTGCTGTCTTCCACCGTAACCATCCCTGTAACAAACATTTTTGGATACAGGTCTTTCCTGTCGAACGTATGGGTGTAATGCCACAAAAGATTGGAACTGTTATCATACGGATTATGCGCACTCTGCATATCAGAAACTTTCTTTGTTTCCACTGCCGTATAAGATGGGAGTGCTGATACAACTGCTGTGTCCGGAACCCCTGCTGTGAACTCTACGCTGTCTATGGAAAATCCATAATATTTATTAACCGATGCGTCCGTATGCCAGTACACATAAAAGTCTCCGGCAGGTACAATAAATGTTTTTCCAGCCACATCATCCGCCCTTTTTTTCGTAAAAACAGCATATGTGGTACTTCCCGACTGATAGTAAAGGGAAAGGTTATCATAAGATCCGCTTTCCCCCGCACATTTGGAGTTAAATGTGACAGCAAGCCGTTTTTCCATTGTTGTCTGCCTGTTATGCACAGCCAGCAGGGTATTCAAGAAACTCCTCACGGTATAGCTGTGGTATGCCTTCGGCTCCTGTATCGAATCCAGAAGATAGGCAAGTTCCCCTTCGCACACCACTGTCCGGGTATTATAAAAGTTCTTCTCCATACTAAGGATGCGTCCGTAGAAAATACTGTCCCCATCCTTTTCTACCCGGATAACAGAAGTCAGCTTTTTCATCCTGTCATACATCGGGTTTACTGCCGGGATATCAAACTCAAATGAACCGGATTTGTTATCTGCCAGTTCCAGCTTGGTATTAAAAATGACCAGCTCCTGATCTCCCGGAAGATACAAAAGCTGATCGTCACAAAATACTTTATACATTTACAGACTCCCTCCCCGGAACTCAATATTTACTGTATACTTTCCGTAAAAATAGAGTCTTCCACCTCCTGCCGGAATGATTAGATCTGCAAAGCGATTCCGACCTTCCTTCAAAGTGTACCTCGTCCCATTAAAAGTAATATAGTTCGAAACGCTTTCATCAAGGTTGCTGACAAGAAATGCAGGAACAACCGGAATACCGCTTCCTTCCAGAAGTTTACTGCTGCTTCCAGAGACACTGATTCCACGGTAATCACGGATGATCCCTGTTTCAAAATTCAATACGTCCCACAGCCAATCCTCGCTTGACACATTAATTTCGTATTTATACGCATCCGCATCTATCGTCAGGGTAAATGTACCGAGCCTTCCATTTCTGGAAAACCCCGAAACTTCTGCACGTCCGTGATAATACACATCCGGCTCCTGATCCAGAACAACCCGTACTTCTTTTCCCTGATATGCCTTCAGAAATGTCCGGTAAAACACCGGCCACAAATCTTCCCTTTCCATTTTTCCTAAAGAGAACTTAAGCTGTCTGGACTCATATTCCACCTGCCCTGTCAGTGTTTCCGTAAGGTCAATTCTGATACTGCTTCCAGGCACTTCGATATAATTAGTTTTCGGGGATGGCTCACTTACGATATCCGTATTGCCGATCACAAGACCATAATCTTTCCATGTGTGCTTTCCATTGATCGTTGCCCCAAATCCTGCGGTTGTATATTCGCTCATCAGACCATGCCCCTTTCTGCTTTAAATTTCTGCATGCCCAGTTTCTGATTGATCCCGGGTGCCAGTTTTCCTATCAGCGTTCCGTCATCCAGATAGATGCCCTTTCCGCTGTTTTCTGCTATCACAGCCAGATACTGCTCCATTGCTGAAGTATTCAGCCTGTTTGTCAGGATATTTTCCAGCTGTTCATAAAAGCCTTTCAGTGGAAGAACCGCTTCTTTTCCGGCTTCCCCTGCCATAAGACTCGACCCGTTCATGCCAAAGATGGTCGGTCCTGTCATGATACCGCCTTCCTTGTACCAATCGATATTCAGATGCGGTACACTTGGCGGAGCAAGTGACAATTTCCCACTGATACTGAAATGCGGTAACTTGATATGCGGAAGCGACAAATGCATGCCATTAAAGAACCCCATGATCTTTTCCACGATTCCTTTAATGGTATCCCGTGCTGCCTCAATCGGTGTAACGATTGCACTCTTGATTCCATTCCACACAGACACCGCTGTCGATTTGATTCCATTAAAAATAGAAGAAAGCGTACTCTTCAAAGTCTCAAATACGGAAGACACTTTACTTTTAATGCCGTCAACAACCGTGCTGATTGCGGTTTTGATTCCATTCCACACCGTAACCGCTACCGTTTTTACTGCATTAAATACCGTAGTTACTACCGTCTTAATGGCATTCAGCACGGTAGATATCTTTGTACTGACTGCATCCCAGACTGTGCTGATCACAGTCTTTATAGTATTCATGACCGTAGAAATTACCGATGCCACGGCATTGATCACGGTCGAAACGGTGCTCTTTATTGTGTTCCATACGGAGATAATGATCTCCTTACAGTTCTCCCATATGAACCGGAACGGCAACGTAATGATATTAAACGCTGCTTCCAAAAGCGAACCGATAAACAGGATTCCTACCTGTACCACATTCTTGATGGTCTCCCATACTCCGTTAAAGAATGCGGTGATTCCATTCCAGATATTCGTAAAGAATGTGGATACGGAAGTCCATACTGCATTCCAGCTTGTCCCGAACCATCCAAGAATCGTATCCGCAATCCCTCGGATAAGGTTCACTGCTGCCGTAAAGATTCCAGTGATGCCATTCCAGATGCCGGAGAATATCTCCTTAATTCCCGACCACATCTGCTCCCAGTTTCCTGTGAAAAGTCCGATAAACACATCAAGCAGTCCCGTCAATACATCAAGTACTGTACCAAGAACCGTTGAAATGACACTGAATGCTGCTTCAAACACAGGTGCCAGGAGTTCGCAGAAAGCATTCCAGATTTTTTTCAGTGTATTTACCACTGCAGTAAAATCAATATTAAGGGCTGCCAGCCTTTCCTTAATCCCTGCAACAAACGCCTGTACTTTCTTGACAATATCTTCCCAGATTGCCGTCATGGCATTTCGGAATACCTCATTGGTATCCCACAGATGTTTAAACGCAGCTACCAAAACGGCTACCACGGCAATAACCGCCAGCACAGGTCCCGCTACCGCCCCAAGTGCACTTGCAAGCCCGGTTACCGAACCGCTGCTTCCTGCGATCTTTACTCCAAGACTTGCGATCCCTTTGGCAAGGGAAGAAAAGCCTTTCATCGCTGTCCCTACGGTTGAGATCGTTTTTCCAAGAATGATCAGGAACGGTCCGATGGCTGCAACCACCGCTGCAACACGGATGATCAGGTTTCTCTGGGATTCATCCATGCTGTTCAGCTTATCTACAAATCCCTGTATCTTGGAGACAAGACTCCGGATCACAGGCATAAGCGCCTCTCCAAAAGAAATGGCCAGACCTTCCACCGCTGATTTTAAGATGGTGATTTGACCGGACAGGTTATCAAGCTGTGTATCTGCCATCTGCTGTGCAGCACCACCGGATTCCATAATGGACTTCTGAAGGCTGTCCCAGGTATCCCCCGTATTTGCAAGCAGGGAATTTACGGATGACAGATCCGTTTTATTAAAGATCGTACTGATGATATTATTCTTCTCTGCAGAGGTCATGCCGTCCATAGACTTATTAAGGTCAGAAAGGATATCGTTCAGACTCCGCATGTTTCCCTGCGAATCATAAACCTGAAGGCCGAGACTCTCCATACAGGCAGCTGCCTTATCGGTCGGGCTCTGTAATGCAAGGATCACGTTTCTAAGATGTGTACCGCCCTCTGCTCCCTTGATACCATTATTGGCCAGAATACCAAGGGCCGTATTTAATTCTGCTGTACCGCCTTTTACGGATTTGGCAGTTGCACCAATGGTAAGGATTCCTTCCCCAAGCTGCGCCACGGATGTGTTCGTTGTCGATGCTGTTTTTGCCATCTGATCGACCATTGTATTGGCTTCATCCGTCTGCATGCCAAGGGCTGACATGGCATCCGTTACCATATCCGATGCAGATGCAAGATCGATATCTCCTGCAGCTGCCAGATTCAGTACCGTTGGAAGCGTATCACACATCTGCTGTGTATCATAACCTGCCAAAGCAAGGTAATTAAGTGCCTGTGCACACTCACTTGCAGAAAAGGCTGTTTTCTCTCCCATCTGCTTCGCCAGGGTACGCAGGGTATCCATTGTATTTACTGACTGTCCATCCACCTTTGACATGGAATCAGCCGTAATTCCCATCGTGGCCTGTACCTGGCTCATGGAAGAATCAAAATCTGCCGTAGTCTTCACGGCTGCCGTACCAAGACCTGCAACTGCCGCTGTAACGGGAAGCATTTTTGTTCCGACACCGGATATCTTATTTCCGACTGACTCCAGCTTCCCACCAACCTCTTCGATTTTTGCAAGGGCAGCATTGGAATTTACTGCTTCCTGTGCCAGTTTTTGGAGTTCCTGTTCCGTTTCGATGATCTCCCTCTGAAGGGCATCATATTTGTCCTGTCCCAGATTCCCATTCTCCAGCTGCTGCTTTGCCTGTTCCTGTGCTGTTTTTAAAGCATCCAGTTTTTCTTTGGTAGAACCAATGGCATCCTTTAAGAGTTTCTGCTTCTGTGCAAGCAGCTCTGTATTTGCCGGATCCAGTTTCAACAGCTTATTGACATCCTTCAACGAGGACTGGGTCGACCTGATCGTTGCATTTACATTTTTCAGGGCTTTGTCAAGACCAGTGGTATCCCCACCGATCTCGACCGTGATTCCTTTAATCCTGCTTGCCACCTGCACACCCCCCCGTCATGGCAGAAAAAAGCACCGATCACAACTAAATGATCGATGCTTATTTTCATAAAATCATAATTCTCTAAGTATAGGAAAAGCACCGCAAAATGCGATGCTTTTCCATTCGTCATATCAGGTTTACATTACCATTCATCTTCCTCATCAAACAGATCTCCTGCCGATGATAAAAAACCAATTTCCCCTGTATCCATATCCATAACCGTATGATCAGATAACCTCATTAAAAGATCACCATCTTCATCCACTGCCATGCTATCCGATATTGTATAGCCCGTCTTTCCATTAAACAGGTTATAAAAAAAGTTTCCCATACAAATACCTGCCTTTCTCAAATCCTAGTCATCACACCATCCAAAACCAAGATCCGGCTCATAATAGATCATATCCTGGTCAAAGTGATTCCTTGTTTTTCGGGCTTTTTCTTCGTTTGTTCTTCTCGCCCGGTATGCCTTATTATTCGGATTATTCTGATTGGCATAATCATTAAGCTGCTGTTTCGTATGAGTTTTACCAGATACTCCTTTTCTCTTAGCCATAGTTATCCTCCTTTCTTCCTGATTCCATTAAACAACCTGCAGAAGATAGCGGACACTTTTTGTCACCTTCTAAGCTGAATCCATAGAATATTTTCCAAGGATTATCCCTGCATAATTATTTTCTCAGGAGTGGAGAATAATTTCTGTATTCTTTCAAACAGAAATTATACAATATCATAATAACATGATTTTTCTGATGCTGCTATCAGAATTTATCAAAATCATCCTGCGTGGCGATCTTATTATATTTCACGCTATCATTTGCTTTTTCCGTCCACATGTCGATCACCAGCCCCACCGTCAGAAGATCCAGATCCGATATAGATATTCCAATCTCTACGCTGCGCAGAAGGAACAGCGGTGTTGTCATTTCCCGTTCACTTCTGCCAGGCCTTTTTTTGCTGCCACCTCTGTTGCAAGATTATCGCCCCACAGTTCCAGGATCTGAGGCAGTACCTCATAGATGGAAAACATATCAAACTGATCCAGCCAGTCATCAATGGATGCCGGGATGCTGTTATCCGCATGGTAGGCCATGATATATGCAACATTCTCAAAGATCTCCAGGTCATCGATCTGGAACTCATCCCCATCCTCGGTCTTACACTTATAGGATTTTTCCAATTTCGACAGATCCTTAAAAATATCCCTCTTGAACTTTGCACGGTATAATCTCGGAACGGTCGCAGATGACCGGAACGGGATCTTTTTCCCACAGATTTCAATTTCTCTTTTTAACATATCCTTTCACCTTATCCTTTCGCACTGCTTTCTTCTGTTTCTGATGGAATATATACGGACTTATACCAGTTCGCATATGTCGCTGCATCCGTGGTATCTCCGGTACGGCTCTTTACCAGTCCGTCACTTCTCGGATCAGCCGTCAGTGACAGCTTCTCCGTTCCAGGTTCGATCGTATCCTCTTTTGTTTCGGATTCGATGGACGGGCGGGATGCCGTACAGTTATACATCACATGGCGGATACTATTCACATCCCCGTCAAATTCAAATAACAGGGCAAATTTTACACTTTCCCCGATGTTTGTACTTTCCACAAGCACGCCTTTTCCATCCAGCTTCTCCTGTAAGATCTCCGTCCGGAACCACTCCGGGATCAGTGCAATTTCCAGATCACCACTGTATCCGTTATTGGTCACGGAACGGAAATATACGATACCGTCTGCATAAAACGGTGTGGATTCCCCTTCCGCATCCAAGCTGATACTGACTGCTCCGGGGATTGCCTTTGGATTTTCATAAGAAAATGTTGTCTCACCGCTGCTGCTCACTGTTTCCTTCAGCTTTGCTGCATGGACATTTTTCAGATTATATTTTACTTTATTTCCCATGTCTAAACCTCCATCTCAAATGAATACAGGACTTCATACAATTTCTCGCTTTCAATCCATACCTCGGATTTCTCATAAAAAATACCCTGCTTATCCAGCACGGCTTCTACTTTCTGTTCTGCCGACAAGTCCTTACAGTCGGTATACAGTTCGATATGGACTTCCGTAATCTTCAGATACACCTTCCCGTCCGCAGAAAAATGATTACTCTGCGGAAGAAGATAGCATACAAACGGTGGCTCTGCTGCTTCCCCCTCTTCAAAGTGGTCGTAGGCAAATGGCAGTCCTGTTTCTTCCATCATCTTAACCAGATCATCCATTCCGGATCCCCCTCTCGATTTCTTCCTCAAGCTGCCGGATTCCATTCTCCTCTGCAGGTGCAATATGCGGTCTTGCTGCTACCCGGCCGCCTCCCCTTTTTGCATGTCCATGCTCCAGGAGATGAGCGATCTGGTATCGGTTTTTGGAATGTACCGTTACCTGCAGGGACTTACTGTCTTCCCCGGTCTTTTTGACCGCCCAGCTTTTTCCATAAGTTCCGGTCTTTTTCGGTGCTGTGTCTGCGATCTCCTCCCGGACTGTTTTTCCGGCATTCCTGACCGCCTTCTTCATCACTTCCGTAGTCAGACTGGAATAATCATCCAGCTCCTTCATGACTTCCGATGCAAGGGCATCTGCTTTGATTTTCTTTGCCATCTTCAATTCACCTCACCGTTTGACCCGTTCCGCACGGATCCTGACGGATTTGTTTTTATACTGCACGTTATCAATAAACGTAATATTATAAAGATCCCCACGAAACCTGATGCGGTAATGCTCGCTGTCCAGGGCTGCCACCTCACTGCAGTACCGGATAATAAAGTCCAGTTCCGACTGGGCATTCAACTGCTTTGCTGCCCAGTATTCTTTTCCTGACAGGTTATTGGCATAAGCAGCACAGGAATACACATCTTCCCAGACTGCCGCATGGTTTCCGATCTTATCTGTTTTCACGGAACTTTTCTGGATCGTGATCCGGTCACGCATCAGTTCGATCATTAAAATTTCTCCTTCCGTATGCCAAAGAGCAGATATTTCACGGTCTCCGTCATGGTCTTATGGTCAGCTTCCTCTCTGTGCTCATAAAGATAAGCGATCACATACAGCTCCGCTGTCCGCACAACTGCTTCATGCTTCTTAAGTACCGCCGGAGTCCGTCTTGTTACATTTTTAATCAGGGCATTTGCAGTTTCCATCAGACCGAGGATAAAACTATCCTCGTCTGACGAATCCACCCTCAGATACCCTTTGGCTTCCTCAAGCGTTACAAACATTCAGTCCACCTACTTTCCGGCAGCTTTCACATCGAGTGTTTTCACTGCTTCAGACAGGATCAGCTTGCCGTCAACACGCTCGGAAGCGAGAAATCCAACCTGTCCCGTTGTAGCATAAAGCTCATTCAGTCTCTTGAAACTTCTGCCCTGGCGTTCTGCGATCCAGTAATAACTGTAATCACCGAATGCCATCACACGTTTTCCTGCTGCAAGCTCCGGCACATAAATGGATGTACGGTAAGGACGGTTCAAGATTCTGTCCGGCTCTCCTTCCCTTACAGAGGGCTGCCAGATATAATTTCCATTTCCATCCTTCAGTTTTCTGATCGCCTTAACGGTCGAATCATTCAGAAGCCATACCGCTTTGTTACGGTATGGAGCACGAAGGGAATAGTAAAGATCCATGACATCATCAAACGTAATGGTGGTATTTGCAGCTGTCACTCCTGTTTCAGCACCGCCTGTTGCGTTGAAAATACCTGTAGGTTTTCCTGCTCCGTCACCGATGAAAAATGCTTCTTCTTCCTTTGCACCGATTCTTCTTCCAAACTCCCTGGAAATATACTGTTCGATATTAAACACGCTGTCATTTAAAAGCTCATCTGAAACTTTGATCATGGTTGCCAGCTTATGAGCACCAATGGTTGTCTGCCCAAAACTGTCATTGGATTCTGTAAACTGACCTCCTTCATCGATCCATGCTGCCTCACCCTTTGATGTGACGATTGGAATCTTACGGTCACCGCTCGATGTCTTGATAACAGTAGCCAGATTACGGAAGAATACTTCATCATTCAGGGCTTCCACCAGTGTTCTTTCATACTCATCCGGCACAAGATATCCACCCTCGGAATCCGTACCAATAGAAAGAGCGTTCTGTACTTCGTATGACATCTTGTTTCTCATACCATTCCAGAACGCTCTTCTGTATTCATCGGTTGCCCTTCCTGTTTTTGCCTCCCCGCCAGTTCCGGCATGCGGCTGGTTTGTGATCGGGGTGCTTGTTGCCTTTGCAAGCTCTGCATCAATGGCAGCCTGTCTTTCCAGTCTCTCGATCTCTTTTCCAAGATTTACGACATCCGCTTCCATCTTGTCATAGGTGGCTGCATCTTCTGCAGATACAAAACCTTCCTGTGTTCTCTTGGCATCGAGGAATGCCTTTGCAGCTTCCCATGCCTTCGCTCTCTTTTCTCTTAATTCTAAAATCTTACTCATAGTTCATATCCTCCTTAATGTGCTAAGAGACTCAGTCTCTTCTCCAACTGGTTGACCGGTATCATGGCATCCTTATCAGACACCTTGGAAAGAAACGACTCATTCATCGCCTTGGTGGAAAACATCATGGAATCCTGCTGGAACGGGAGCTTCTTTTTCCCGTTTTTGTCCTTATCACCCTCTCCGTCCCCTTTCTCTCCATCGCTTCCTTTCTCCGGCTTTTCTTCCGGCTCATCCGGCTTTTTCTTTTTCTCATCCTCATCGGAATCAAAAAGGATCTTATCCGCAAAGCCAAGCTCCACCGCCTTCTTTGCATTGAACCAGGTCTCGTCATCCATCATGTGTGAGAGCCTTGCACGGGTAAGCCCCGTCTTGAATTCATAGGCATTCAGGATAGATTCCTTGACCTCATTCAGCATGGCGATTGCTTTCTGCATATCCTTCGCCTCACCCATTGCCATCGTTGCAGGATTATGGATCATCATCATAGCCACCGGGGATACACAGACCGTATCTCCTGCCATAGCGATCACGGATGCTGCTGAAGCTGCAATACCATCAATCTTGACCGTCACACTTCCCTTATAATCACGGAGCATGTTATAGATCTGGGCTGCTGCAAACACATCACCGCCCGGTGAATTGATCCACACCGTGATATTTCCATTTCCGGCATTCAGCTCATCTTTGAAAAGCTGCGGGGTGACTTCATCCCCGTACCATGTTTCATCCGAAATCATGCCATTTAAAAAGAGCGTCCTTTCCATGTCAGGCACGCTCTCATCTTCATTCCTTATCCAGTTCCAAAACTTCCGCTTCATCGTTTACCTCTCTTTCCGCTGTTTTCCTGTGCCGGAGTGTTCTGCTGTCCTGTATCTGTCTTTGCAAAAGCCCCTGCATCCTCAAGTTTGGTCATTGCTCCGTTTATCAGATACAGGTTTCCTCCCTGCTCATCTGGGATTGGGTTCATGTTCTCCATCTCACGGATATCATTGGCAGAAAACCACCCGTTCTGCCTTCCGACCGCATAGCCGTTCATCCTTGACTGGTAGTCCCCTCTCAGCAGACCATCCACATTCAGTTTGATAAAATACTTTCCTTTTTCTCCCGGCAGAAGGAGTGATCTCTGTAAAGACTGCTCCCACCGGATCACCCACGGGTCAAGTGTGTATTTTACGAACTCCAAGGACTGCTGCTCGATATTGGAAAAGCTCGACTTATCAAGATCACCGACCATATGCGGCGGTATCCTGTAAAGCCTTGCGATCTCATTGATCTGGAATTTCCTTGTCTCAAGAAACTGTGCTTCTTCCGGCGGGATGCCTATCTGCTGATACTTCATGCCTTCTTCAAGCACTGCTATCTTGTGTGCGTTATTCACGCCACGGTATACGGAGTTCCAGGATTCCCTCACCTTTGATGGATCTTTCAGAACTCCCGGATGCTCCAAAACACCGCCCGGATTTGCCCCGTTCGCAAAGAAACTCGCCCCGTATTCCTCACAGGCAAGCGTCATGCCGACAGCGTTCTTTGCCATCGCAATCGGAGAATATCCAATCAGCCCGTCAAATCCCAGTCCGGGTATATGAAGCACATCCTCGGCTTTCAGCCTGATATCTCCATATTCCTTGAACATGGGGTTTTCATCACTGTTTCTGGAATACACATAATAGATGTTTCCACGGTCATCCCTCTGCACATCCATCTTATCTGGAAGGAGCGGATAAAGCCCAAGCACCCTTCCAGCACCGTCCCTTATGATCTGGGCATACGCATTTCCCCATATTAAAAGATGACTCATCAGTGTTTCCCTGAACACAAATGAAGTCATCTCCGGGTTCGGCTCGTCATGGAGCAGATAATATAAAGGATGATCATGCACCAGCTTCTTGCCGCCGTCATCCTGATACTCATATACATGAAGCGGTAAAGACGCCACTGCTTCTGCAAGGATTCTGACACAGGCATATACTGCCGTGGTCTGCATTGCAGTTCTTTCGTTCACAGGCTTTCCGCTTGTTGTCCTTCCGAACAGAAACGAATATCCCGCATCTGCTGCCTTGTCCACAGGTTTATCCCTCGCCTGTCCAAATCCAAATAAACTCTTAATTCCCATACGATACCTCCGCTGTTAAAATACTATAATTCCTCTGTCATCATATACACTTCCGTCACTACCTTCGTTTCTGATTGCACGGTCAAGTGCCATAACGGTTGCAACAGCCCCATCGATCTTCTCCGTAGATTTTTCTTTATCCATTTTGATGTTTCCTGCGGGATCCTGACGGACAAACACATTATCCATCATCCACCGCAGCACCTTATGACCGCCATGTGCGATCCGTCCTTCCAGTGTCAGCTTCATCAGTTCCTTGGTCGGTGGACTCATATCCTTATAGCCCTGTCCGAAAGGAACAACGGTAAATCCCATGCCCTCAAGGTTCTGTACCATCTGTACCGCTCCCCATCGGTCAAAGGCGATTTCCTTAATATGAAACTTCGTACCGAGTTCATCAATGAACTGCTCAATGAATCCATAATGGATGACATTTCCTTCCGTAGTCTTTAAACACCCTTCGGCTGCCCAAACATCATACGGAACATGATCCCTTCGTACACGCAGCTTCATGTTATCCTCCGGTATCCAGAAATACGGAAGGATCACATACTTCTCGGTATCATTCCTTGGCGGGAACACAAGCACGAATGCCGTGATATCCGTGGAACTTGAAAGGTCGAGTCCGCCATAGCATTTCCTTCCGAGAAGCTCCTCTTCATTCACTGCAAAGGAACAGGCATCCCACTTATCCATCTGCATCCACCGGGTGCTCTGTTTCACCCACTGATTCAGACGGAGCTGCCGGAACACATTCTCCTCTGCTGCATTCTCTTTTGCACTGATATATGCATTCTGCACTTTCTCAATGTCAATCGTGTATCCAAGTGACGGATTTGCCTTATACCACACATCCTCACTCGACCAGTCATCCTCATCAGATGCCCCATAAATTACCGGATAAAAAGTCGGGTCGATTTTTCTTCCTTCAATAATATCCAGAGCCTTCTGATGCTGTTCAAAACACACGGAATTCCTGTCTGTCCCGGCTGTTGTGATCAGGAAGAACAATGGCTGTGTTCTGGCATCACCAGAACCTTTGGTCATGACATCGAACAGTTCCCGGTTCGGCTGTGCATGCAGCTCATCAAATATGACCGCATGGACATTCAGACCGTGCTTGGTGTATGCCTCTGCCGACAGCACCTGATAGAAGCTGTTGGTCGGTTTATATACAAGCCTTTTTACGGACATGACAGGCTTGATCCTTTTCTTCAGTGCCGGACACTGGTCTACCATATCCACCGCAACATCAAATACGATGGAAGCCTGCTGCCTGTCGGAAGCACAGCCGTAAACCTCTGCTCCCCATTCACCGTCACCGCATGTCATATACAGTGCAATGGCAGCCGCCAGCTCCGATTTTCCATTTTTCTTCGGTATCTCACAGTAACAGGTATTGTACTGCCTGTATCCGTTTTCCTTTACTGTCCCATAAAGGGTACGGATGATCTCATCCTGCCAGGGGAGAAGTTCAAACGGAACTCCCCTCCACCTTCCTTTGGTGTGTTTCAGGCAGTTTATAAAATTGACTGCATGGTCTGCTTTTGCCTCATCAAACATTATCCTGCACCGCCTTTCACAAGCAGAAGCTCCATTTCATCATTCTGCTTATCTTCCCCGCTGTCCGTGGAGATACGGCTTCTTGCAGACGGGGTCAGTCCAAACTGCTCACAGAACTTATTCATGATCTTCAAATATGTCTGTGCGATGGATACCTGCGGTACCTGCTGCCAGTATCCGCTCGGGGTCTTTACGATGGTCCCGTGCTGTGTAATGAACTCCTCTGCCTCTTTCCATCTCGCATATGCCTGACAGTATCCTGCGAATGCTGCCATATCTATTTCTGTCAGGATGCCGAGATGCTCCAACTGTTTCGCCATCCTTCTCCATTCTTTCTTTGCCTCATCCTCGAGCCATGCCGGACAGCGCGGGGCCTTTTTCTCCGGCTTTGGTTCGCCTGTATTAAGGCTTCTCTTGCCCGGATTTCCCTCAAGCACCTTGACTGCCGTTGGTTTTGGTTTTCTTCCTCTCTGTGCCACTGTCCTCACCTCCCTGTAAAAATGGCAACAAAAAAAGACTCCCGAAGAAGCCTTTTTACATAACCACTATCTGTTTGACCTGTGTATGGTCTCTATAATTTCTTCCTGTTCTTCTCTGCTCACGCCCATGCTTGCAAGTGCCTCACGGGTTCCGCAGTCCGGGCAGATAAGCGTTCTGCCGTCTGCCCTTGAAAGGGCGGGTGTCCTTGCGTATCTTGCCCCACAGCGGGGGCATATCCGTATGTGCAGTGTTTCACTCTTCATGTCCTGCCACCTCCACTGCTTTGATCTGTGCCTCGGAAAGGTATTGCTCGTCAAAGCCAAAGCTGATGTACCCCTGAAGGCATGTGCTGACATACGAAAGGGAAGGTACTCCTATCTTCCGTTCTTCATGCATGATGTACACAAAGCACTTCCTTCTGCGTATCTTCCCCGTACGGATGCCTCTGATATCGAGTTCCATTTCTTTTTTGTAATAAAACGCCGGATATCCTTCGTAGCGGTCAAGTGCCGCCTCATCCGACTCCGTGACTTCCCATACCGCCACGGGAACCTCGCTGCCTTCCTTCGGCTCAATGGTAAGATAGGCTCCCGTACGGCTTCCTTTAAAGAGAAGCTCATAATCGTGTATAACTGCAGTACCAATCACTCTTGCGTGAGGGCATCGTATCCGCATCTGTCTGATGTTCAGGTTGCTGCCATAAGCAATGTAATATCTTTTCATATTGTTTCCATCCTTTCTGAAGGGAACACCCTTCTACCACCTTAAGACCGCTCATGGCGGTCAGTGCTCCAAGGTGGCAGAAGGCTGTTCTCTTCAAGCAGCCCTTCCGTTTCTGAAAGCGGTGTCTCCTGCAAGTCTCTTTGTAAGGATGTCCCTTGCGGTCTTGAATTCATCCCCGATGAATCCGAGGCGTAAAAGCCATGTCCTCATTGCATATTTCGGATTTTCTGTCTGCTGCGGTTTCGGGCTTGCCGTCCTTACTTCCTTTGCCATCTGGCTTAAGGCAAGGCAGAGCTGGATGTAGCTTTTCAGCTGTCCCGCATGCAGTCCGTTCAGCTTTCCGTCAGCCGGAGCATCAAATTGGAAAAGTCTGAACTCGACCGTTCCCTTTGTGAATGTTGCATGGTAGTTTAACATATGGTATCGGCTGTCATTGTAATGGTGGTCTCTTCCGTAGCTTGCCCCATTTGCCGTGTACCAGATGTCTGCAAGGGCTGCCATCGTTTTTGGTTTCTTTTTATTGAGTTCCTTAAGGAATCTTGGGTCTACCGTTTTGCAGTAGCGGTTCATCCGCCAGCTGTCGAGGTTTAAGGCATCCGCTAAAAGGTTCTCGTGTCCCGCCATGATGTTTGCAAGATTTCGTAAAGTCTGCGGTGTGTGTCCATTTGCTCCGATGTGGATGTGGACTCCGCATCCCCTTGTTGCATCACTCTTGGCTCCCGCATGTCTGAGCTTTCTTATCAGTTCCTGAAGAAGTTCGATGTCTTCGTAGTGAAGGATCGGTGTGACCAGCTCGCATTTTTTATCATCCGGTCCCGCAATGCTGACATCCTTCTGGAATTTCCATTCCCTTCCGCTTGCATCCCATGCGGACCATGTATAATATCCGTTTCTGGAAGCCGTGTTTTCAAATCTTCCTGTTCCGAAGAATGCCGCTGCAAGTTCTGCAGCCTTATCCCTTCGGATGTTATTCATCTCAACCTCGACCCCGATGGTCTGTTTCTTCATTTCCTCGATCTGCTTTGTAATCCTTTCGTTCATGGCTTGTACCTCCGTTTGTTTTCTTCCCTTTCGGTAGGTACATATTCGCTCTAAAACACACATATATCCAGTTATATGTGAGCCATAAACTACACAAAGATTTCAAGGGAAAACTGTGTATATTATGACTATATTTTACGCCATTCATCCACTCCGTAGATCATCGCCAGCGATCCGTGTCCGTCCCATACCGTGTGGAGCTGTCCTGCGTCATCCACATATTCCACGGTTCCTGTTGTTCCTGACGGAATCTTCAGGTAGGGATCATCAAGGCGGATAAGCTCCACCCTGGTTCCCGCAGGATATTCCTTCCTCAGTCTCTCAAGTGTCTGTCTGTTTACTCCGAACATACCGTTGACCCCCTTTCTGCCCTGCGGTTGGCTTTCCACTTTTCCGCATCTTCTGGGGTCCGGAATGCCGTATGACCTTTCAGTCCCTTAAGGAAGAAGGACCTTGTTTCCTTTCCTTCGCTCCCGCCAAATCCGATGGATACCAGCCATGCCCTCATGTAATATTTTTCATTCTCTTCAATGGTCTGTTTCGGATTCACACGTTTCTGTTCCGATGCTTTCTTTACCATTGCCGATGCAAGTCTGCAGTATTCCATCATGTCATCGGTATGCGGAAATCCCGTGAACTCAATGTTCCCGTCTGCAAAGGTAACACCGCTGCATCCGCCCTGTTCCGTAATGAACCCTGCTGCCGTCTCCGTATCTTCGAAGGTACTTTCGGCAAGGGCATTTACAAGGCTGTCTGCTATGGAAATGCACTCCCTTCCGACTGCCCTGTTGATAAGGTACTGTTTGGAATGCATCATGTTTATCAGGTTGATGATGCCCTGTGGTGTCATTCTGCCGATCGGTATTTTGATCTCTGCTTCCGGTTCTTCCGTCTGTGTTTCCTGTGGCTCTTCTGCCACGTCATTCTGGAAAAGCACCCTTCTCACCTCGTCTTCCATGCTGTCATCTTCAAGTATGACCTTTGCGTCCCTGTCCACCGTGATGCTTCCGATGCGGTATGCAAAGGATGGCGGTCCAAGGTATTCTGACCTCTGTCCGAAATGTCCGGATAAGGCTTTTACTAATTCTTTCCTGTTCTCAGCGTTTGTAATAATTTCCATTCTGCTGGTCTCCTTTCCTTTTGGTAGTACCATATATCACTCTGAATGCCCGTATAGTCAAGCAGATAATGGTACTTTCCAAAAGAAAATGTAATGTCAGCTTCTGGACTCCGGAAGTGACATCGCAACCGCATAAGCGACTGTTGCGGTGACTGCATTCCCGGCCTGTTTATAAAGCTGTGCATCGGAGTTGACGGCAGAGGCACGGTCAAAAAGCTCATCAGAAAATCCCTGTAAGCGGAAGCACTCCCTCGGAGTCAGCCGTCTGATGCGGCCGCCCCTCATGAGCGTTCCCATCTGCCCGGAACAGTCCAGTGTCTGGGAGCATCCTTTTCCGACCCGTCCCCTTCTTGTCTCACTGTCTGGGTAGGCAAGGTTGATACCGTCCCCTTCCCGTGCCACTTCATATCCTGCCTTCGTGGCATTTTTTACTTTGACGGAATCCACCTTTTCACAGACATACACACCGTGCCTGTCCTGAGAGGTCAGGGTGAACATCGGCTCTCCGTCCTCTTTCATCCGTCTTCCGTTCTGCCGTTTCTCCATCCGCTCCGGTGTAAGCACCGGGTGGACTTCCAGCACGGCTGAGTTCATGGCGGTATGGTTGGTCATCCCGGCTGTGTACCTCGCTGTCAGGCATCTTGCCGTATCCGTGATCTTCGGATCATGGTTGCTCTGGTCGATGAAGTAAAGACCCGTCTTGGCCCCGACACCGCCCGCATTCCCCACAAGGGTTGCGGAAATGCCGTCCGTCCCATAAACACGGTAGCCCTGCATACCTCCTATAAGCTGGTTAAGAGCTGCTGCGTTTTCTCCGGTGAGAGGTAATATTTCTCGTCTACCTCTGCTTCTAAGATTTGCGATAATGAACACACGCTCACGGTTCTGCGGGACTCCGAAGTTTTTGGAGTTAAGCACCTGCCACCGACAGTCATACCCTGCTTCGTCCATTTCAGACAGAACTGAGGCAAAGTCGAATCCTGCATTGATCGATAACAGGTTCTTAACGTTCTCAACAAGTAGGTATGAGGGTTTAGAACTTTCCTCTTTGCCTTTGAGGAGGTCAATAATGTTGTAATATATTCCACTTCTTTTTCCGACCAGTCCCCGCTGTTTTCCGGCAACGGAGATGTCCTGGCATGGGAATCCGAAGCACCAGATGTCTGCATAGGGGACATCTCCGGGTTTGAGTTTTGTGACATCATGAGCTTTCCACTCTCCTTCCGTATCATACATTGCCTCATATGAGGCTCTTGCAAATTTATCATATTCACAGTACCCGATGCATTTATGGCCGGCAGTTTCAAGACCGAGCCTGAAGCCGCCGATGCCGGAACATAGATCAAGGAAGGTCATCTGTTTCATTATACTGCCCTCCCCTGCATAATTGCTGATATGAAATTTTCATATCGTCACGGATGACAAATACATCCGCATCCGAACCGCACTGTTCAATGTAGCGGTTTACAATCACATCCACAAACTTCTCATCCAGTTCAATACCGTAGCAGATACGGTGTGTCTGCTCACAGGCGATCAGCGTAGAGCCGGAACCAAGGAACGGATCAAGCACGATGCAGTTGCTCATGCAGGAGTTCTGGATTGGATAAGCCATAAGCGCCACAGGCTTCATGGTCGGATGGTCCTTGCTTGCCTTCGGACGGTCATATTCCCATATGGTGGTCTGTTTCCTGTCGGAATACCACTGATGCTTCCCGCCTTTCTTCCATCCGAACAGACACGGCTCATGCTGCCACTGGTACGGGCTTCTTCCAAGAACCAGTGCGTTCTTCTTCCAGATGCAGCACCCGGAGAGATAAAAACCTGCATCCTTGAATGCCTTTCTGAAATTCAGCCCTTCCGTATCCGCATGAAATACATAAATGGAAGCATCCTGTTCCATCGACTGCTCCATATTTACAAATGCTGCAAACAGGAACTTATAGAAATCCTCATCCGGCATGTTGTCGTTTTTAATCTTGCCGGCCGTCTCCTCGACATTTACATTGTATGGCGGATCCGTCAGGACAAGATTTGCTTTTTGTCCATCCATCAGCTTATCGTAAGTTTCCGGCAGAATGGAATCACCGCAGATGACACGGTGCTTTCCAAGCAGCCATACATCACCTGTCTTTGCCACGGTCGGTTTTGCAAGCTCCGCTTCCACATCAAAATCATCTTCCGTGATCTTCTTATCATGTACGGAATTAAAAAGTTGTTCGATCTCCGGCGGTTCGAAACCCGTGATGCCGACATCGAAATCCGAATCCTCAAGGTCTTTGATAAGGTCAGCCAGGAGTTCCTTGTTCCATTCGCCCGTAATTTTATTGAGTGCTACATTGAGTGCCTTCTCCTTGGTCTTGTCGATATCGACCACGATACATTCCACTTCCGTGTATCCGAGATCTGCAAGGACCGTGGCTCTCTGGTGTCCTCCGATAATGGTCATGTCTGAGTTGATGATGATCGGCTCGACATAACCAAACTCCTTAATGGAGTTCTTGATTTTTTCATATTCCTTATCACCCGGTTTTAACTTCTTCCTCGGATTATAGGAAGCCGGGATAAGGTCTGCTATTTTATAACTCTGAAACTGCATCTTCCATATCCTCCTCTGCTAAAAATCTGTGCCGGAAATAACATTCACGGCCACAGTATTTTCTGTTCTTGTTTCCATAGGAAATGAAAGGCTTCCCACACTGCTCACATACAAGCGTGTAGGAAGCCTTCTCGCTTTTCTTCACTGCTTCCGGGTGTGCCTTCCACCATTCCCTTCTGCATTTTTCACAGCAGAATCTTCTCGGTCTGCCGGTCTTCGGCTGCGTGATCGGATTACCGCAGAAGTGGCACACCTCTTTACCGTCCACCATGAGTTTCATATTTTTTGAAACCACCGTGGCGTATCCGGCAAGGTTATGTCTCTTGCAGTAATTCCTTACGATGTCACGGGACAGTCCGATTGCCATCCCGATGGCTTTATAGCCCATCCCCTTCATCCGCATCTCATTGATCTGCTTTGCCTGTGCGTCCGTCATCCTTTCCACTCTCCTTCCGGCACACAAAAAAAGACCGGAAAAACAATGTTTTTACACTGTTTTCCAGCCTTAAATAATGCTTTTTTCCTGATTTTCCGGCAAAAGAAAATACCCCTTTTTGCCGTGTTTTAAGTACATTCTGCGAAAATTACCATACCCTTTTTATATCCCCCCTGTTTAATTCTGCGAAAATTCACGCAAAGGGGGCCATCGGTCTTCAGCAGCTCAGCCTGTAGAGATTCAGATACCCCACGGTCTGCCGTCAGAACCGATACTCCGGATTGTTATCTTCGTTCCATGTCTTTTTATCATGACAGGGCTTGCAAAGGCTCTGCCAGTTCTTCTCGTCCCAGAACAGGACGGGATCGCCACGGTGCGGTCTGATATGATCGACCACGGTTGCTGTCACTGCATGACCTTCCTTTAAGCACTGAACACACAAAGGATGTGCCTTCAGGTATCTTGCCCTTGCCTTCTGCCACTGCCTATTGTAACCACGTTTGCTGCTGCTCGCCCTGTCACCACGGTGCAGTGCTTCATGCTCCTCGCAGTACAGTCCGTCTGTCAGCTTCGGACATCCGGGGTGTCTGCACGGCTTCTTTGGTTTCATCGGCATCCGCCATTCCTCCCTTCTATGTACACGGGCGGTGTGAAAGGATTGGAAAGACACCGCCTTACGGCAACATAAAAAGGAGCGTTTCCGCTCCCTTTCTTTTTTGCCATCTTAATCATAGCAGATGTAAATTAAAAAGTCAGTAAACCATTAGTGCACCTTTAGTAAACCTCTAGTACACCACCTTTTTATTTCTTTAAGCGAAGCAGACTCTTACCAACAGAACTGATAGCTTTCCCACCCATCTGCCTTACTTGCTTACTGGAAATAAGTTTTGCAGAAACAGCAATCAGCATCATACCACCTACGATATTTCTTTTTGTCGTATCTCCTTCTTCTTTCAAAAATTCGTTATGTCCGTCTATTTCTTTTTCCTTGATACGATCAAGTTCCTGAATACGCTCTTTCGCCCATTGGATTTTTTTCTCATCTTCCGAGGTCTTTATAATATCATAAAGATCTTTTCTTTCTTGTTCCTGACCTTTATCTACGGTCTCCTTAAAATTGACAGATGAATCTACCGTCTGTTTATGTACTACTTTCAAAGAATCATAACCATGATTTACATTGTCCTTTAAAACATTCAGCTTATCCATAAATTTTTTATGTGCTTTATCATATCTTGTCACATTAGTATTTGTTGTTCTTTTCTCTGCCATTTATCATTCTCCTTCCAGAAAAGCCGTAAGTGCCTGTACTTTTTCTTCTACTGATTTCATTCTGTCACTGATTCCGCTTTGTAAAATAGGCTTCTTTTTCTGTATCAATTCTTTTTCCCTATGTTTTCTATCCGCCATATTACTAATAGCTTCCAGCAGTTCAAATTTCAAGATAATATTCTCATTATTTATAGTTTCATCATTAAAGCCGAAATATTCTGGAGTCTTCTTAAGTTCAAATAAATGCGACCCGCAGCGCACAAGCACAAACACGGATTCTCCAATATATAAAACTTCTTCTTTTCCATTATTCATTATCGATACCTGATATATTCCAGCACCGATTGCACCTATAATATTTTTGTTAAAAAAATCTATTTTTATCTTCATCATGCACCCCCGTCAAAATCAATTCTACCATAGTGCGAACAAAAAAGACAGCCGTCTGACTGCCTTAATTGTACTCTGCATATGCACCTATCTGTATCTGGAGTGCTACGGTGATCTGCTCCATGACCATGTCATCCAGCACTTCCCCGATTCTTTCTCCGAGCCTTGTTTTATCAAGGGTCTCCACCTGTTCCGCCAGTGCCATGCTCGGTTTATTCAGACCGCTGCTTTTCTTCAGCGGGATCTGCACATGGGTCGGAAGATACTTCTTTTTCCAAACCCTTGCAGAAAGCGGAATGACCGTAACCACAGGGGAATGCTTATTTGCCTTATTATTGCTTACCACCAGTGCCGGACGGACACCGCCCTGTTCGCTTCCGGCCTTCTCTCCAAAATCCACATAATAAATATCGCCACGCTTACACATAAAAACCTCCTATCCGAGGACAAAGGCTTCCACCTGTCTGTCCCTCAGTTCATACTGTTTATCCAGTTCCTTCAATGCTGCTTTTCTGTATTTCCCAATCATCGTATGGCTCACATGATATCTTTCCATCATGATGTCCCATGTCATATCCTCATCCAGAAGATCCGTGATAATGCTTCTATGTCTTTCATCCAGTCCGTTCACTGCATGCTCGAAAAAATCCAGTTCTTCTTTCAGGAACATATATCTGTGGAAAAGGAAATCGTACCACTCGTCATTCTCCCGTTCCATTGCTGCCTTATACTTGATCGCTATGTTTGCCGTTTTATCGGAAAGAGTGCTCGTCTGCACCCTTTCCCCTTCCTGATGGGAATAAAGAATGGAATCGATCATGTCCTGTTCGCTCACTCCCTGAAACTGACGGAGTTGGAACTCAGTCACGGTCAGTTCCTTTTTCATGTTCTTATATTCCTTCATCATTACTTCTGCTGTCATCCGTCATACCTCCAATCCTTGCCTTTACAGCTTCTATCATTGCATTCTGTGTATTATCCTTTTTTTCGATTGCCCGGAGGATATCTTCATCGACCGTTCCCTCTGTCACCAGATGCTCTATGATGACCGTGTGTTTCTGCCCCTGTCTGTAAAGTCTGGCATTCAACTGCTGATACAGTTCAAGGGACCATGTAAGTGAAAACCATACAATGGTTGAACCGCCTTCCTGAAGATTCAGTCCGTGTCCTGCCGATGCCGGATGGATCAGTGCCACCGGGATTTTTCCTTCATTCCAGTCCTCGATATCCTTCTTGGTATTGATATCCCTTGCCGGAAACTGTTTTAATATCCGCTCCCTGTCATGCTTGAACCAGTATGCAACCAGAAGCGGTTTCCCGTTTGCCGATTCGATCAGGTCTTCCAGAGCATCCAGTTTTCTGTCATGGATATTGCGGACATTGCCGGATTCATCATAGACTGCACCATTTGCCATCTGCTGGAGCTTGTTGCTTAAGGCTGCTGCATTTACCGCATCGATGTCCTGTCCTTCCCCGTATTCAAGGATCATTTCATCTGCCATCCTGTCATAAAGCCCCTGTTCGGATTCCGACATGGAAACGGACACCCGGTTGCTTACGCATTCCGGCATATCAAGATAATCCACGGCTTTCATGGAAATGCTGATATCGGAGATCAGTTCATATATTTTTTCTTCTGCCCCTTCCCTCGGCTTATACGAAAAGATGATCTCACGATTCCGCTTATCCGGAAGGAAGAACCTGTCACGGTAGCCTCCGATATATCTTCCAAGCCTCTGTCCCATATCAAGGATCCCGATCTCTGCCCATAAGTCCATGAGGTTTCCCGGTGTTCCCGTAAGCCCGACCACACGTTTTGCCATCGGCCTTACTTTTTTCAGGTCTTTAAACCTCTGTGCCTTCGGGGACTTGAAGCTCGACAGCTCATCAATAATGACCATATCAAAATCAAAAAATATATTTTTTGTCATCCAAGAAACATTGTCCCTTCCGATGATCGTCACATCGGCTCCTGACAGAAGAGCTTCCTTTCTCTGCCCTGCAGTTCCCATTGCCACTGCAAATGTCATGCCGTAAAGATGCTCCCACTTTTTTATCTCTACCGGCCATGTGGTCTCTGCCACACGCTTCGGTGCTATCACCAAGATCCGTCTTACTTCAAAATAGTCAAACAGCAGAAGCCACAGTGCCGTAAGCGTGATGACCGTTTTTCCAAGTCCCATGTCAAGGATCAGGCAGCTCACGGGATGTCTGATTATAAAATCTGTTGCATACTGCTGATAATCATGTGCTTTGTATTTCATCAAGGATACCTCCGATCTGTTCGATATTATCAACTACATAAACGGGAAAGCCTAGCCTCTCAAGCATCCTCTTTCTCTTTAGCTGAAGCGGTCTCGGCTTCTTCCCCGGTGCTTTCAGCTCCACAAATGCCATTTTCCCGTCCGGCATCAGGACGATGCGGTCAGGCACTCCATTCATACTGTGTGATACGAACTTCAGCGCCATGCCTTTCCGCTTTTTAGCTTCTTCCCTCAAATGTCTCTCTACTGTACTTTCTAGCAAAACCAGATACCTCCTTTGCCGATTGCGGTTGCCATATGCCTTTAACTCCTATACGCGCATATATACATGAATTGCTCTTTTTATCTTTATTTTTAATTCTCAACTGGATTTAATGGGAAACTGGGAAACTAAGAACCGCAACCCCTTATTTTCCAAGGTGTCAGCACGGTTTCCGACTACCGTTGCCCATCTGCATCTGGGAAACCTCGGAAACCGCCTAACGGGTTTCCTCTGGTTTCTCATCCATCCGCACAAAAGTCTTCTGCACTCCGTAAAGGGGGACTTTGGTCTTACCAGTGGTATTGGAATCATACTTCTTCCATCCCCCGATCTTGTTCAAAATGCCTTCGATCTCATAGGAATCCGCCTTCTTTAAGTTCTGGCGCTCCTTGCCGAAGCACTCCACCCAGATCTCCATGATACACACACGCTCACGCATGACCGTCCCTTTGACACCTACCGTCTCGAACTCTCCTCCGCCAAGGAATGCCCTTCTCTGGTAGATATCCATTGATGACCAGTTGTCCGGCAGCAGTCTGTCAAGATAGTCCTGCACGATGCCCTCACGGTCATCCGACTCCATTGCCTCCTGCTGCATCTTATATGCTTCCTCTGCCTCCGCACCTTTTAAGAACAGCTCCTCACCTTCGTTATACAGATGGATTGCCTCTGCCCAGATCTGGTCGACACAGTCAAGCTCCCACGGATGGTGTTTTCCTGTCCCCGGCACATGTACGGGCCAGAATCTTCTGTTTCCTGTCACGTCACGTAAGAATCCGCCCTCGGAGTTGGTGCTTCCAACAATGATGCACTTTCTTGGATGCGACTCTACATTGACTCCGTATGCCTGACGGAACTTATCATCCTGACGGGTGACAAAGGACTTTACTACCTCAACTTCCGTCTTGCGGATACCGTTCATCTCACTGATCTCAAGTATCCAGTTTCCGAGCAGCTTCTCGGCAGCAGTCTTATCCCTCATATCCGAAATGGATAAGGAATCCGAAAACCACTGCTTTCCAAGGATGGCAAAGAAGGTGGATTTTCCCATTCCTTGCGGACCGTTTAACACAAGGATGGAGTCGAACTTTACTCCCGGCTTATAGATACGTGCTACCGCAGCCACCAGTGTTTTGCGGATGACTGCCCTTGTGTACGGTGAATCTTTTGCACCAAAATAGTCGATGAGCAGTGTATCGATACGCTCCTGTCCGTCCCAGTGAAGCGTTGCAAAATAATCCTTGATCGGATGGTAGAGCCTGTCGGATGACACCACGGCAAGCAGTGCATCCTTAAACTTGGTCGGTGACCAGATTCCGTACACTCTCTCGAAATACACCTTTGCATTTGCAAGGTCGGAATCGTTCCATCCGGGCTTTACCTGTTTCCACGGAAGCGGACCGATAACATCAATGGTATCCTTGAACTCGTTGTACACGATGTGCTTGAAATTCTCATCGTTGCGGATGATCAGTGCGATGTTCTGCAGTGTATCCTTAATGTTTCCCCTGCGGTCAAGTGCCAGCTTGTTCTGCCAGTCCTCATCCGGCTCTGTGGAAAATTCCTGTACCGCCAGCTCCTGTCTTTCCCTGGCAAGCGTGTTCTTCACTTCTTCATCTGCAGATGCAAAATCCTGCATGGCTTTGAAAGATGGGAGTTTTCCAGGCTCTGTCCCTTCGGCTGCCCTTGCATCCTTATCCCCGAATTTATGAAGCCTTACCACATCAAACGCATTCATCAGCTTTCCGCAGCATGGGTCTGTGGCATGGTGGCTGTATACGAACAGGTCATCATAGACCACGACTCCGGCAGCAGAGTCCGCCGGAATATAATCGTATCTTCCGGGGATTGCCCTTGAATGCCTATATACATCCGGGATGAATTTGTCGATTGCCTGCGTCACCGTGTATGTGCGGTTGAAGGCCCCGATCAGTCCGTCCTTTGAAAGCGGGTCAGCCTGTTTTTTGATATTCCTCTGCACAATGGATGTCTGACGGTTGCTGACCGGCCACGTTGATACATCATGCCAGTCCTTATAACGGGACAGCACTTCAGCGGGATCGACTTCAGTTCCTTCAATCTCCTGAAACACATACTCACCGTCACTGGAAGTGCTCGGCCAGTACATGAGTCTTGATGGTTCATAGGTGGAATCATCAAAAAGCTCGATGCCGATATCCGATGCAAGCATACGGCTGACTGCCCCGTACTCATCGGGTGTCACATCCCTTGTCAGGAATATGATGATACGAAGCCTCGGTTTCTCCGGCGTATGCTTATGTGTGGAATACACCACCATCTTCATGTCAAAGAACATTTCCAGTTCATCAATGATGCCCTGTGTTCCATAATCCATATCAAGCGTGATGGCGGATCTGGAAATCACGCAGTCCTTCTTCCTGCGTCCGCCCTTCAGCTTTCCAAGCACGAAACCTCCGACATCCTTGATATTGTCCTGCTGCCCTTTCGGCATCTTCCTGTACTGCTCCATTGTTTCCGCAGTATATTTTGTCTTGGACAGACGGCTGACAAAATCTTCATATGTCATATCCGTGCAGTTAAACTTTTTATCCATTCTTGAGTTTCCGATCGATACGAACATCCTTCTTTACCTCCTTCTTTTTACGCTTTTCTTGTTTCATGACCCGTCCGATTGCAATACCTGCGGTCGGATCCGGATACCCTTCCCTGTTGCATCCTCCCATAAGTTCCTCCTAATCTTTCTTGTAAAACGGACTTTCAAATCCGGCAGCCTTAAGTGGAAGCCCCTCACACCAGTCAGGGCATACCGCCATGATTTCATTAACTTCTTCCACCGAGGATGACCCCTCCGGCACTTCAAGCACCACTTCATCATGGATGTGGCACACGATATCAAACCCCTTCTTTTCCAGACGGAGCATCGCCTCTGCCAGTACATCCCTGGCGGTTGCCTGTACGATGTTCTCACAGAATTTTGCACCGTAAGATTCGATCCTTGTCCACTTGCGGTTCGTGCCGATTCCTTCATAGCTGACACTTTCCGAGCCGAAGCGGTTCACGGTCATCCTTGGTCTTACATAGGACAGAACCCTTCCGGACGGCAGTGCGATCTTTAACATCCCGGACTGGTAATATACCGTAACCATTCCGACCTTTGTCATCTTCCGCTCTTTCACGGCAGCCTTTACTGCGCCGTCGATCTCGTACCAGTAATTCACGATGTGCGGATTGGCAGTCCGCCATGACTGCACCAGCCCTTTCAGTTCCTCTTCTTCCACAAAATTTAATGCTCCCATGCTGATGAGTGCACCTTCCGCACCGCCATACTGACAGGCAAGTGATGCCACCTTTCCCCTTGCACGGTACGGGCTTCCCTTTGTGATCTCTTCGATTGGAATATGGAACATCTTGGATGCCGTCTGCTCATAGATTTTTCCGGCACCACGGAACTCCTCCATGACCCATCCTTCTCCGGCAAGGTAGCCCATCACCCTCGCCTCGATCGCCGAAAAATCGCTGACGATGAATCTGCATCCGGGTCTTGCCACGAATGCGGTACGGATCAGCTCCGAAAGCACATCTGGTGTGGAATCATACAAAAGCTCCACCAGGTCATATCTGCCTTCCTTTACAAGGGAGCGTGCCAGTTCCAGGTCTTCCATATGGTTCTGCGGAAGGTTATGGATCTGCACGAGTCTGCCGGCCCATCTGCCCGTGCGGTTAGCACCGTAAAACTGTAATAATCCATGCACCCTGCCGTCAGGACATACCGAACGCTCCATTGCTTCGTACTTCTTTACGGATGTCTTTGACATGGCAAGTCTCAGCTTCATCATTTCTGCCACATCACCCTGTGTGTTCTCCACAAGTTCTTCCACGGCAGCCTTGGCAAGGGAATCCACCTCAATGCCCTTTTCATTCAGCCAGTCCTTAAGCTGCGATACGCTGTTCGGATTTTCCAGTCCTGATATCTCATATGCCTTCTTCGTTACCGTCTCCTTATACAGAAGGTCGCATGCCACAGCGTGTCCGATCAGCTCCTGATCCACCATGATGCCCCTGTCATTGATCCTCTGGTCCATGCAGTAGAGTTTCTGCTCCCTGTCCGGTATCGGAAACTTCGCAAGTTTATTCCTAATCTGTTTTTCCACATCCACGTCACGGATGCAGTATGTCTTGAACAGTTCCCACTTCTCCGGTGCATCAGACGGAAGATTCCTTGTCCTGCCCCCGTTTGCCTTGGTAGGCTTGCACGGCATACAGAAATAGCGGATGAGGTCTTTTCCCTCGGACATCTTTTTCTTATCAAGGTTCAGTGCTTCCCCCACGCCTTCCAGTGACAGCGGAAGTGACAGCATGGATGCCTGGACAAGCGTGCATCTCCATCCTTCCGGTTTTAAGGAAAGACCGAAGAATCGGTTGATACAGTTCCGCTCGAATGCTGCATTATAAGCAGTCTTTATTACGGAATCGTCCGTGAGATATTCCATGATCTCATCCGGGATCTTCTCCCCGGATGCCAGGTCAATGATCTGTGTCGGTTCGTCATTCAGACTGTATGCAAACAACAGGATCTCGAACTGCTCCGATGCTGCATACCTGTGTACCCCGCAGTCCGGCAGTGACACATCTGAATAAGTTTCAATATCAATTGCAAGTGTGTCCATGCTTCTGTCCCTCCGCCCTTTTCTTTATTCTGCTGATTCCCGTTCTTGCTGCTTCCACATTGCCGGACTTCATCTGTCCTTTGATGGTGCGGTATGTGTTATACGGGATATATTTTTTTATGCTGTTAAGCTCCTTCATCAGTTCTTCCATGAAAGTACATCTCCTTTATGTATCCGGGCGGTGTATGCCACCGCCCTTCCTATGATCTGCTGCTTTGTTCCTATGCGAGGAAATCGTCCTCCGCATCCACTGCCTCGAACTCATCCCTGGCATTGACTCTGGAACCGAGAGGCTCTCCGTCCCTTAACTTCTGTACATTTCCGAGTCCTGCTGCAACACCCTTGTTTCCATTTGAATTGTAAGCGTAAAATGTAATGGATACCCTTCCGTAGCAGCCGGAATATACCTCGCTCTGGTCAAGGATCGGCTGTACCTGTCTGTCCACGATCTGAGGGGCCTGTTTGCTGTTGGCATTTAAGAACATACTGTCTGCATATGCCTCATCCTCCGGTCTGTCGATGTCACCGTCTCTGAGCGGTGTCTTCAGATTCGCAGGAATCTTACCGCCCCACTTGCCTTTTCCTTCATCCTTTGCTACCTCAATTGCCTTCTTGATCTTGGCAATGGTCTCCTTATCATTCTTGTCGATAATGCAGGATACGGAGTACTTCGGTTCGCTTCCATTGATGGAATCCGGCTCCCACAGGTGTGCATAGCTGAGTCTGCAAGGTACGATTACTTTGGTTAAATTTGCTGTTGTCATAATTTAGTCCTCCTTAAAATCCGCTTCTGCGGTTGCTGTTTTAACTGCTTCTCTTTTATCTGAATCCGGCACCAGTGTGACCTTGCCGTCAGGCTTGTACACCAGTGAACCAAGGATCTCATTAAATTTCTTTTTGCCCATCAGTCTTTCCATCTCGGTAATGCCAATCAGGCTCTTTTTGAAGATATCTGTGTATCCGGCTTTCTGTGCTGCCTCTGCCACATCCTCTTCATCCGTATATTTACGGTTACTTCTTCCCAAAACCAGCTTATAGCCCGGCCATTCTTTATGGTTAACTACTGCTTCATTCTGTGCATAGGTGTAAACCTCTTCTGCCCATTTCTTCAGTGCATCGGCCTTGGAAAGGACTTCTGCAATTTCCTCATCCGACATAAGGGCCGGTTCGGCAAATTCCATCTGGGCAAGTTTTAAATATTCCTCTGCCCTTGAACGGCACGTAAATCTTGCCTTGCAGAATCGGCAGTGATCTCCGGCTTTAAACTCTCCCTCACCTGAAAGAGCCTTTGCTGCTCCCGGTTCAAGAACGTCCTTTCCCCATGCAAGCAGCTCCCCGGCTGATATCTCCCAGGTGGAGAAATGTTCGATTCTCGGCTGGACGATGGTAAGCTCCACCGTGTCGATCTCATATAAGAAACCGAGCATGTCCAGAACTCCAAGTCCATAGATCATAAGCTGGACATTCTGTTCTGCATCGACCACCACACCCTTGCCGAGCTTCAGATCGATAATATGGATCTTATGGGAATCGACCAACACCATATCTGCAGTACCGAAACATCCTTTGATTCTGTGTGCCAGACTGACCTTCAGTTCCACTCCGATGAATGGTTCATCACAGTCCTTCCTTGCCTGTTCGATCTGGGTGATGTTATATTCCACGTAATCATCCACGGCTTCGAGCAGTTCATCCGAATAATAATCAGATACAGGTCTTTTAGTCCTTTTCTTCAGATACTTATTGATGAGGTACTCCGCCATCGCATGCCCGGCACTCCCTTCTGCTGCGAAGGGAGATTCTTCGTCCGGGAACTGCTCCTCCAACAGTAACGATGGAGGGCATTCCAGACGTCTTTTACCGGACGATGGGGAGAACCTTGCATGTCCGCCCATTAGAGCACCTGCGCTTTCTCATACAGTTCCGGCAGTTTCTCATCAGGAACATCTGACAGCTTCTGGAATCCGAACTGCTCGATCAGGTTCTTGACTTCCGATGTCTTTCCTGCTCTGGACTTTTCCGCAAGGAACGCACGGACCGTCTTTCTGTCCACTGTTTTCTCCTCTGTGGCAGCTTCATCCTTCGGTGTATCTGCCACAGGAGTTTCCTTCTTTTCTGCCTTCTTCACAGGCTTCTCCTCTTTCTTTGGTGCATCCTTCTGTGCTGCAACCATTTTTCTGATTCCGGCAGCAATCTGCTCGTAGCCCTCGGCTACCAATAACAATGCCTCACTCATGGCGTTCTCTCCTTTCAAATACGTGCCAGCTTCACATCACCTGTATACACATCGATTTTGTTTACGCTGGACTTATACTTTCCCCAATCCATCAGAATATGGAACGGGTACTCCTTTACTACGGTTGCTCTCTTCTTTTTCTTTCCGGCAGTGATCATAAGACGGTCACCCGGATACAGTCCGTAACGGACATTGACTGCTGACATGGCGGACCTCCTACTTCAACACCTTCAGATTTCTGATGATTCCCTTGTATCTGGCATCTGCACGTTCATCCACAGGAATGGTTCTGACATTCACGGGATTGAAATCTGTATCATAAAGCCTTACAGGCTTCCTTGTTTCCTTTGCATGGTCGAGTTCAAACTTCATGCCTTCCGTGATGTCGAAACCGAACACATACACCTCATCGCATATATCCATGAGTTCAAGACCCATTGCGATGCCTGTCATTCTCTCGTTTGGAATATTGTCATCGAGGAATGATGGGAAATAAAGATGTGGTACGATTGGAACGTCACCTGACATAGCAGTGATCCTTGCGTAACTCACTGCATTCTTTTTGTTTTCCTCGACTCTGCCCCGATAAGGGCTGCAGATAAAAATTTTCTTTTTCATAATAAAATCATCCTTTCACATTCGGCTCTCATGGCCGTGGGTACTCGTCAATAATGTTCTACAAAGCAAAATCACGGAGGATGCTGTTCATTACCTCAAGGTCGTCACCCTGAAGTGTTGACTGCAGTTTCTTTAACAGTTCCTGCTGTTTTGGTTTCAGGTAATTGCGACCGACATAATATCCGTCTGCCACTTTTACACCTCCACCGTATCTGCCACGAACTGTTTCGATTGGGTAAGCGAGAGACAGCTCTTCGATATCGTTTTTGATTGTCCGGACTGAAACGCCAAATTCAAATGCCAGGTTGTCGATCTTGTCCTGTCTTCTCTGACAGAGGACCTTAAGAATCGCTTCCCTGCGTTCGCTTGGCGTCATGCTTTTCTTGGCCATCTCTCGCTCACCTCCTCTCTGTTCTCTTGCTTTGTGACTAAAGAATAATTTTTAAAGGTGCAGACTTTTTGCACGATTAAAAATAAATTTCAAATATTTTTTCAGAAGCACCAAAACTTCATTTTTTTATCCTCACTTACTTATTCTCCTTGCCATTTCATTTATTTCGCAAAATATAATCAGGCAAATGGAGAATATATAAGGGGGCCTTTTTCATCATTAACGTTTTGTTATCAGCAGCATAAAAAATGATCTGCTTAACCAACCTAATAATTTCTGACCGATTTATCTTGATACAAAATTTAAAATAGCCATTCGTGTTTCATAATCTGACGTACATTTTCATCCTTCTGTGTAATGTAGAAACAACTCACGGTTTCAAAAACGATCTCAAAAAAGGACAAAAAAATAGCCAGGGCACATTATCACGGGAAACAAGAAATTTCTTATTTCCTCTGATAATCTGCTCTGGCTATGTGGTAACTGCTTATAGCGTTCCTAAGTGCTCAGTCAGCAAATCAATTATTTACTGCATATTTATATGCATTTTTACATTGTGTGTTCGGCACTGCCGTCATGGCATCATAATCCACCAACAGCAATCCTGGACATTTGGGGCATCCTACTGATGCTTTCCCTGAACTTCCTTCATAGGCTATGATTTTTCCTTTGTGACAGATTGGACACCGAATTGCGCCCTTAATTTTTTCCGTTACTATTGCCACCGTGATCCACCTCCTAGTTGAACGGTAATTCATCATCCGTGCAGGCATTCATGTAAGCAGAGATTATGCTCTTCTGCTCACTGTTCAGATTTACATCCGCTTCATGCCTTTCTATACAGTTAATAAGTTCATTTATATATGGTTCAAGCGACTGTCCCTTTCCAAGCGTTGAGCATATAGGGATCAACCGACCTTCCTCCATACCGTGTTCATATTCCTGTTCTGGCTGTTCCAGAATGATCTCTGTATATGGAGTTGCACCTTCGTCTTTGGTCTTACAGAACAGGTTCATGATATATATCTTACCAAATTCGAGCATATCTCCTTCAAAACAGTCTGCGAATATTCCGACAGGGTCAGTTGTGAAATCTGAATCATAAGAATATTGTTCTAGTTTTGTTTGCCCCATAAAGTCTGGTACAAACAATGGATGCTGCTTTTCTCCACTCTTTACATTTTCATAATACTCTTTCGGAATACGTTTCCACTCGATATTATGTAGGTCTGTGTCCTTTTTCATTTTATCCAGTACCCTGATAAGCTGGAAAAGATTGTCATTGGAACGTCCAAAATCTCCGCCTACAAGCATGTCTACACTTGTTCCCAGTTTCTGTGCCAGTTTCCATATCAGATCAATACCTGGCATTGATTCGTTATCTGCCTTTGACATCTTGGAAAGATATCCCGTACTGATTCCTATCGAGTTCTCCAACTCTCCAATTTTTATGTTTTTATCTTTTATTAATGTGTTAATGTTGTTCATCAGTCGTGCTCTGTCAAATTCCATGTTGAGACCTCCTATCTATGCAACTATTATATCGTATTTTCATTATATGTCAAGTTATATGCTTTAATATGATTATTCTCCAATTCATTTTACTATATTTGAATTACTTTTCCGTATGCTCCAACTCTTATCTTTTTATAGAATTATATTCGTCAACCCATTGGTTGACACAATGTTTATAATAGAAGCACCCCTTTTCGAGGTGCTTATGCTTACAGTGAGATAACACTACTCGGATAACCAATTGTAAAAAGCGTTTTCTGTTTAACTGGTGACTTTGCAAAATCAAATCCCAGCTGTTTAATTCTAATCTTTGCCGACTCTGATGATACATTAAAGATTTCTGCCACTTCTGCTGCCAGCATTTCCAACTCAAATCCCGGAAACTCTTCTCTGAGTCTTTTTCTTAATTCTTTATCACCACAGACCTGTCTCATTGCAGTTCTCGGCATAAGGATTGCTGCACTGAAATATTTAGCCTGATGTTCAAGCCAGTCATGATCTGAACATAACTGCTTGCGTCCATTGCTCTGTGCTGCTTCCCCGCCTTCTATGTCTGTTTTTCTACAGGCAGTTGATGTCTGTTCCAAATTATCGAACAGGACCAACTGATTTGGATCTCTGTAAAAATATGACTGCTGATAAATCCAGTGTCCTGATTCGTGCCCCATCGTTGAACGGAAGCGGTGCTCGTCCGTCAGCAATGTGTTATCGATCATGACCGTTCCCCTTCCGGCAAATATATATTCTGCACGTTTTGCATCTGCATCATATACCGGAACCTTGTTGCTGTCATTGAAGACCATTCTTCCAAGAATGAGTCCGCAATGAGTCAGATTATTATACTCTGGTGTCAATCCCAGATAGAACTCTGCGAATTCCTCAATGTTAACTTCTTTAGGATTGCTCAGTACATCCGGATCAAAATCTCGGATGAACATTTCTGCATCTGATTCAATATCCTCATGGGATAAAATGGGAACACCATTACTTCTGCATCTAAACTGTGGTTCATACATAGGCTGTTACTACCCCTTTCGAGCTCTTAATTCGTCAAGAAGTACCTGCCACTCTGCCTCCCCTGCTCCTGTTTCTTTAGATAATCTCAGTGCCTCAAGCACATAAGGATTTGATGCATAATCGACACAATCCTGTGGTATTAACACATCATTCGATGTTCTTGCTTCCGCTGCCATATCATAAAGTGTATAAGTCTGGGTTTCAGATAACATGAGGAATTTTGCCAGTTTCTCAATTCTCTCATTTGTCAGGGTACTTTTTCTACCCTTCTCCACTTCACTTAGGAATTGTGGAGATACTTCGATTGCTTTTGCTGTTTCTCTTAGTGATTTTCTTTTCTCTTTTCGTATCGTTTCAATATACTTTCCAAAACTTACCTTTTCGTTCTCATTCATACTATTCAACCGCACTTTCTAATTAATTTTAATATTCATTCTTATACATTGGTTTTCTTTACACTTTATTTGATTTAATGTGCGTCATCCATATTAATTATAATAATTTGGTAAGCTACATTTGGCATCGTAGAATGCTGTGTCAACTGTCAACTGAACGGTTGACACTATTAATATATCAAAAGGGGGCATTACTGTCAACCCCCTTCTGCGAATTTACATTTCAATGCCAGTAATCGTATGGAGAGTTAGCTTTTTTCTGAACCTTTTCTCCAGGCAGCGTTGCTTCTGCCTGTTCTCTTATTGGAAAAATTCTGCCTTCTCTTAACTGGATGCCACCGCCTTCATCAAATCGTAATATGTAAAAATCACCGCTTCTTCTGACCACGGTTGCCTTACGGATTATACGGTTGCTCTCAATGAAGAAAACTTCTGTACCTGTTTCGTATGTCATATTAAACGTGCCTCCTGCGATATAAGTTCGACCAAGGGAAATAGTCTGCCAAACACCATATCTCTGTAGACTGTTCAACACTCCTAATGTAGCGATGAGATAATTATACGAACATTAGTTCGTTTTGTCAACATACTTTATGTATCACCATTATTTTCTTCTGGAACATAATATTGTATTTTACTTGAAAACCTTACAGGTAATGAATTATCCTCGCCAAACTCCAAATCCGTTAGTTTAATCATCACACCTTTACCTTTTATCATTGGAAGAATATCAAAAAATAATGTATTCGTCTTATTTAACTGCAATTCTAAAAATGGAGGATTGTCCGAATCTATTACTGAAAACCTTATTTCATTTTGTATTTCATAAGGAATTTTAGTCTTATGAAATACTGATTCAAAAGAATCCTTCATGGCATCATCGAAATAAGAAACATCTTCCATTCTTTCATCAAGGTCATACTTAACTTTTCCATATGCATAACTCATGTTTTCAGAACATGCTGCTTTTTTAAATGAATCTATAAAAACAGCAGTATTCTTTATCACCATCATCTCTAACGAATCATCTTGCCAAAAATCTTTGAAATACTCCCACGGAATAAAATGATAATAAGTATTTGTTCTTGCATCATACTGTGCTGGATCATACTTAATGCCATACATACAGTATATGTAAGCATTATTATTTTTATGCATTGCTTGAATTCCATGTAATTCTGTCCATGTCTTTCTATCATCTACGGAATATAATAATCGTACGCCTTCGCCTGCAACCATCCCTTCTTTTGTATCGAATTGTCCCTTTGTTAACCCTGTTTTTTTATATGAAAATTGGTTATTCATATACAGTTTATAATCTT